GGTCCCAGCAGTGCAATCGAGACCATATGTGGAAGTCATATAATCCCGCAAACCAACTGCAAGCAGGGACCTTGGCTCTACCACCACTACCTTTTGAAAGCCAATGGCAGCATGGCAAGCCAGATGGTAAATAAGTCCAGTGGACTTGCCCGTGCCTGTAGGTGCAGTGATCAATAAAGGAGAATGAGCCTTGAAATCAGCTGCAAACAGGGGGTCAAGTTCATTGTAGTTAGAAGGCACTGCCATCCAAATGGTTGACATAACCCAATTCCAGGCATAATCAAAAATGACTGAGAACTCGGGCAGATGGACACCCTTAACTAAAAGAAACCAATCAGGAACGTGCACAACAAGCCCAAGCAATGCGGCCACTAGGACTTTATCAAGGGCGGGGTCTACCCGAGGAAAGTCCCGGTGCACATATCCATTTACCAGGAACTGCAAATTTGAAATGCGGCGAACTAAAAATTCGCCCATCCTGAAAGTTCCAAACTTCGGACCCCATTTGCAATAGCTGGTAAAAAGCCAGTGTCTCACCAGGAGAGATGACCAGTTTGATCTGGAAGTTCCAGGCACGCAAACATCAGTGTCCAGCCAAGAATAGACTGACCCCCTCAGGGCCCAGTTCAACATACCACTTGTGGGGGTACCATTGGTTGAAGCTATGAAATCAACCACCCAGACCAGAAGAGGGGCTAATTGAGACTGAAAAGCACGGCTAAAACCCATATTGAAAACAACTGGATTGAGCAGATCTGGTACTTGAGACAAAGCAGCCAAGACATAATCACCAAGTGTAGGCACCCCATATTGGACTAAAGACCCATCATTAATCAAGAGGGAATCAGGGTCAGGGTCAGGGTGAAAAGGCTGGGCTGAAGGGTTATACCACATCCTCAACACTTGGGTGTAAGAAGGCACCTTGAGTTTTGATGCCACTAGGGCCTTCTTAAGCCAAGATGATTCAAGGGCGGTGCAAATTCCATCATAAACATCTTTATGGTGTGCAGTCAGGGTTATGTAGGACAGCAGCCTCTTGACCTGATAGTTGGGGTTTGCATTCTTGACAGGGGCCACCAGCTTGCCAACTAACTTGGCCTTGTTGTGCCAGACGGCGTAAGTTCGGAGAGCAACACCGTGCACTCGCATTTCGGCCGCCAGTGTGTTTGAAACACGGGCACACCTCTTGGAAAGGAATTCACATTCAGCCAGAGGTTTGACTTCTAAATTGTTAGTCACGCCCCACCGGGACATAACCCTCTTAATGTTACGAGGATTCCAGGCACGAGGCCTGGAATTAGCAATTGACAAGAGATGGTCGTCTCCATAACAGGACAACTCATTAAAGAAAAGAAATTCACGGGCATTTTTCCCAGTGAGCTCCTTCCAAGCAGCCAAATACAAAATTGTCAAGGCCATGCTGTTATCCATTGATGTAGATGAGTGGCCAGTGGTTTCGCCAGTCCCTTTACGGAAAATATTGCCTGTCGATGTATGTCCTAACTGTTGTGAAAGGACTTGATCGTATGAAATATCTATCAGGTCACAAATGGCAGACCTGTCTTTATGGTAATCGTACCCACGCTTCCGGACAGCCTTGATGATCTCGATAATAGGGCCGTCGACAGTGGAGTCAAAGGCTGTGAAGTCGCCCTCAACATGAATGTCGAAACGGCCGTGCTTCGCAAAAAGATCGGACATCCAATGCCCGTTCAAAGGCATACCGACTTTTATGGGAGTCGATTCCCAATCAAAATGATGGTTGGGGCCATAGTTGAAAACCGTCGACATGATGTAATGGGTGATGGGGGATCCTATAATTGAGCGCACTAACCCATTTTGCCACTTCTTAGGAGGCAGGGCCTCCCCTTTCACGGAGACGTGGGCCACAGGAGCAATCTGAGATGCATAATAAAATGTCCTGGCCCACAACTTTTTAAAATTAGAAAATCCTATTGTAGAAATAAAGGCGCTCCTCTTCATTTTGGATTTGCGACCTGGAGTTTTCATCCAAAAGCCAAGGGCATATTTCTTTTCCCACATTTTGATTATGTAGTTAAAAGGTGTGAGATTGGAATTTCGAAAAATGGTCCCCAGAACCTCCCACACATCATCCTGCACATCAGGCAGGCCCTCAGGCTTCCTATTTTGAAAATAACGGGATGTGCTCGTCAGTTCCGCTCCAATGGATTGATATGTCTCTGTCCTTTTATACTCAAGAGCCATGGCCCTCAAATGATCCAAATTCTTGTCGTAATGGACCTGGAGCTGTGAAATACCAGTCCGAAAATCGGAGCCGCAGATTAGCCAGTCACGCCAAGACTGGGTGACAGGGTCCGACATGTCCGGCTCGGTGATTTCAACATTGACTGGCCAGCCGAGCCATTCAAGAAGAGCACGACTATGTTCAACGTCATTAACCCCGTCTTTCCAAGTCAGGCGTCTCCGGACGAACTCAGGCAGCTTCATGGAATCAA